AAAACCTCCATTAATCCGTCTAAAATTATTTCCTGTTTTGGACGAATTACATTTATCATTAATTCAGCAAAGCCAACTTTTATTTCCTCAGCGTTTGAGCTGAATCCGTTCGCCTCTTTTATTCCAACTAACATCGGAGACGTTAATTTGTGAGCCGTGCAAAGTTGTTGTCTCGCCTCAGTGCTTAAATATGCATATTGCTGGTGAGCGTCTGATACTTCCAAAGCCGAAATTGTGATCTCGCTATCTTTGTTATCGTTCCAATTTAAAAAGAATGCTCCGGCGTTTTGTGATCCGGTTAAGTGGTTACGAATTTGTCGAGTATTCTCTTGAATAGTTTCCGCACTCTCTTGGACTCCGCAATTCATATTTATAATATGACCAAATGATAATCCCTTTTGAATGTGATTGATTGAATAGTTGCTAATTTCCTCCTCCATACGCGCCCAAGATATTCCGGAAACGTAACTTGGATTGGAATAATAAAATTGCCCAACCTGATAATCTCTAAAAATGTAAATTTCAGAGCGTTCGCCTAAGCCGTCACCAAAACCAAAAGCGTCAAAGCGTTCCGGCTTATATTTATTTACATTTGCGAAATCATAACTATAATAGTAGCCTGTAATATCTCCCTCTTCATTTGCAACCTCCGGAGCAATCCTTTGCTTAGCAATATGAAAACATCTTTGGATTTTATTATTGATATATTTTACCTCAATTGATGCCTCTCCGAACATTTCAAAATCCTTGCATATTTTACGCAAATCTTTTTTTGAAAGTAAGGACATAATCGCAGCCCACTCGCTTGGTTTTTTTGCTTTGTCATCGGACGTCAATCCCTTACCATAAATAAATTGACTATATGAGTCAATTATCGCCGAGTTAGTTGGTGATCCATTGTAAGCGTCAATAATAACCTGATAAAAGCTATTTTTATCTCCATTTAATACCCACTTTTTACCGCTTACCTCTTTAATCTCAGGGCGAATGTAATTTGATAGGTTTATAATTTGTAATTTCTCCATAAATTTATACTTTTAGAACTCCTTTGTTGAGTTCAAAATTTTCGAGGTCGGTTTGAGCAGTTGCAAAAGCCTTGCCTCTATATATCAAAACGTCGTCCTCATTAATTGTAATCTCAAAACTTTGCCCCTCTTTTAGTTCCGGCTCTCCGAATTGAAAAATTAAGATATTATTTACATAATTTATAGTCAAAGGGACTATGTTATAAGTTATATCTCTCAATTCGTCCCTCATTAAAAAGGTAATTTCGCCCTCGTTATAATTGCGAGGAATACATTTGAATTGGTAAGGCGCTGTTAAATTAAATATCCACATATTAATATAACTAAAAAAAATCGTTTTGTAACAAAAAAAGCCACCGAAGTGACTTTTTTTTAAACAAACTATGAAAGAAAAATTAGGAAACAACCGCGTTGCTAACTAAGGCATATAATGCGCTCTTAGTTGCTGAGTCCAAAAATGGACTTAAATTGCTCTCTTCAGCTGTAATCGTCAAAGTGAATCCTGATAAATCCGCTCCAGCTCCTCCGGTTACTTTTGTGCAGTTTGCCATTGTTCCGTTAGCTGCACCAACTAAAAGAATATTTCCATTGTAATCCTCTACGAAAACGTAAGGACGAGACGCACAAATCAATTGAATTTGACCTTGTAAGTCAGCCGATAATTTTGGAAGTGTAACCGCTAACGATTGAGCGTTTAAAAATGTTCCGTTATCCTGTGAACTTGTTCCGGTTTCTGTTAATGTGTTTGTGGTCGCTTTAACTTCGTATTTGAAAACTTCGTCCAAAGTTCCCAAGTCAGTAACCTGGTGAGCTGCGATAACAAAATCATAATCCTCGTAGTTAGCGAAGTATAGATTTTTGTAACCACCTCTTTGATCTTTGCATCCTAAAAGTTTTCCTTTTGATATAAGACAAGACATATTTTTGTGATTTTTTTATTAAAAACCGCCCAAGTTAATGAGCGGTATTTGTGTTAATTAATTAGTCTAAAGATAACCAAACGATCTCCTCAGCGTTGTAATATCCAACACCTACAGCGTAAACAACTTTCCCTCTTACTTTACCAGTCAATAAACCGATTTCGTCTTCGTCAACAAGTGCAACTTGGTTGAAGTCTGCAGTTAATCCAGTTGCAAAAACTAAGTTTTTACGCTCGTAGATAACTACTGAGTTAGCTGGTAAACCGTTCAATACAGTTAACGTGTGACGTCCAAACGCCAAAGGAAAATCTGAGTTTCCATTTCCGTAAGTGATACCTTGTGTAGATAAGTAAAAAGCGTATGCTTGAGCAACGTCTGGAGAAACCGCAACGATTAACTCTTTATTTCTCAAAGCAATTGGCACAGCGTTTAAAGCTGGTTTCAAATATTTAGGCAATACGTTTGCCTCAGTAACCGCAGCGTCTGCAGTTGGCTTGTTAACGTCAGCATCGTCAGCGAATAAAGTTAAGAAACCGTCAAAGTTTGTAGACGATTGCCACATGTCAGTCTCTAATTTTTCACCGATAGCCCCTAAAACTTCCGCTTGGATAGCGTCCATTATATCGCTTGGTGCTGTTCCGTTAGCAGCTCCAGCGCCCATAATTCCGTCAGACCAAGTCTGTCTGAAATCTTCTTTACAAACGTCAAAATCATTTTTGAATTTGAAAGGCTCAATTGTGTTTTCGTTTAAAACGATAGTTCCAGCTGGTGCAAATCCGCAAGTGTATGCAGTTGTTCCGTCTGTGTAAGCGATTTTTCTTAGTGACAATTTGAAGTTTACATTTTCAGCGATAGTAACCGCGTTTTTTTCAATAGTGTCAATAGTTTTGAACGCTTGACCGATAATCATACCGGCAGCAGTTCCGTTGTAGTTTGATGATACAGTTGTAGTTGTAGCCATTTTTTAAAATTTAATTTTTTAAGTTATTTAATATTTTTTGTGATCTAGTTAGTTTCACATTTTTTGGTGAAGTTTGAGCAACTTCCGGCTTAGCTTTTGTTGACGCTTTCACTTCAACTTGAGTAGTTTTAACCTCAGCAATCTGAGCGCTTAACTCTGTTCTAATAGCCTCGATTTGTTTTGAAACTTCAACGCTCATATTGGTAACGATAGCTTTTATCATTTCCTCTGTTGTCATTTCAACCTCAACCTCAACCTCAGCCTCTGGAGTTTCCTCTTCAACCATTGCCTCTTTAATTTCAGCAATCATTCCCTCTTCGGTGATTACTAAAATACGTCCGTCTTCAAGTTCATGCTCACCAATTGGAGCAGCAACTTTGTCACCATTTTCAGCAACGATAAAAACCGCTTGCCCAGCCTCAAAAGACTCAGCCTCTAAAATAGTAACACCATCTTTTAGCATCATTGTAGCCATTGTAATTTCAACCGCTTCAACTTGCTCAACTTCGCTCGTTAATTTTACCGACGCGAAACCGTCTTTTATCGCGTTAACGATACTCTCTAAATTCATATTGATTTCTGTTTTTAAATTTACTTTCTCCATGTCAAAGACTCCGTCAATCGAAAATCCTTTGACTTTGCCAGTCTTTACGTAGTCGTTCCAAATCTCGTCATTGTTGACTTTCATTGCAGCATACCAAGTCCCGATCGGCTCATTAAATCCGTGCATTACAGACTTATCATGTACCTCATCCTCTTTTATCCAAGTTTCAACAAATGTCACGTTTTCAATTTGCTTTCCTGAGTGTTCAATAGTTGAGTTGTTCTGATATCCTTGACTACTGAAATTTTGTTGAACTTGTTTTATCGTTTCTTTTGGGAATACGATATTAAATTCGTGTCCGTCTTGTACTCTATAAATTGGCTGGTCTGGTATTAATACCGCACCTAATAAAATTCTTTGCTCCTCGTTTATTGTAGCTAATTTGATTTCCTTTTGTTTTGATAAGGTTACAAATTGCACTTCAATTGCCGGATCACTAACTAACGAGATTGCATAAACTCCCTCGTTTTCCTCTTCGTTAAATAAAACTTTGTAAGTCTCCATAATACTATAACTTTAATTTGTTATTTTGTTATAAACTTTTTTTCATTTTTAAGGTTTAAACCTTAAATATTTATCATTAATTCTAAGGCGGTTTTTAATCGTTTATTTTAATTAAAAGGACTTTATGTATATTGTATTGACTTTTTAAAGTTTTTCAATTTAACGCAAAATCCTTTTAAATTCAATATCTCACAGCTCAAGATTTTATCTATTGTAAATATTTTTATAATAGATTTTATTTATTTTAAATCGACGCGTTTGATATAATATTCCTATCCATTGCCTGAGCTGTACTTACGTCCGACGCTACGACATAACTCCTTTGAGGCGTTTGAGTTTGCTGTCCGATTGTCTGAGCGAGTTGGTTTGTTGAACTCGATCCAACTGTGTTGAAACTTGGTGCAGTCATACTCGGAGCGCTACCTCCACTCGGAGCGCTACCTCCACCGCCACCACCTCCGCCAGGAATTTGAACTGATACGATATCCTGTACCGCTTTAAATCCTGTCGCTGCGATTATAGCAACGTTGGCAATTTTCAATCCAATTTCAAAAGGGGTAACGGTTTTGGTTGCAAGCTCGGCCGTTATACCTTGGTAGGTATTTATTAAAGCGGCGGCGGCTGCCATTGCCTTTCCGGCTGCGGTATTTTTACCCAATAAATCCGCTCCTTTGTTTAACGTGTCGGAGGTCTTTGCGAATAGGGCTTGTTTTGCTTGAGCCTCAGCCTTATCAATATTTACTCTCGCATTTGATAAGGTTTTTGTCTTCTCATTAAATTGCTCCTCTGTAATTACTTTGTCGTCAAGTTGCTTTTGGAATAGCGCTTGTTCCGCGTCCACTGCCTCACGTCTCGCGTCAAAAGTTGCGGTTTGATCGTTAATGGTTTTTTCTAACTCAGTCGCTTTTTTCTCGTCGGCTTTTAGTCTTATGTCGTCGTCAATTTTCTTTAAACTCTCTAAATGCTGGCGAGTTAATTCCTCAGTAGATAAATTATTCGCTCTTAAAATTGCGAGTTTCTCTTGGTATTCTCTATTTTCTTTTTCGGCTGGAGTCTCTTTTGGTTTTAATCCCTCCAAAATCTCCATTGCCTTTTTAGCCGAGTCCATATCGGCCGCGAGTTTGTCGTCAGCAATTTTTTTCAAAGCCGCTTTTTCCTCGTCTTCTTTTTTCTTTGCTGCCTCTTTTGCCTCGTCTCTCGCTTTGTTATTTGCCTCTTTGGTTTTATCGGATACCTCTTTATTGTGGTTGGTTTGTGATTGTCTAATTTCAACCTGGTGACGATTTTGAATGTCCTTTTTTTCGTCGTATGCCTTTTTTAAATTGTCGTTTTGTTTATTAACTTGCTTAACTGACTCGTTTGTTAACTCAGTTTGTTTTTTAATTATCTCCTCGTCTGCGTCCGCAGCTTTTAAAGAGGCTAAGTAATTTTTATTTTTTTCGTAGGTATTATAAGCAATTGCTCGAGCCGATTTCTCATAAGCGATTTTCTCGTCGGCCAATTTTAACTCTAATTTTCTAATTGACTCCGCACTCGCTCCGGACGCTTTCGCCATTGCTAGCTCTTGACTTTGTTTTTTCTGTAATTCGCTCGAGTTTCTGTCTAAACTTTTGCTTTGGCTATCGATTGCCTTTTTATTTGCGTCAACGGCCGCCGTATTTTTAGCGGCTGCCTCTGAGCTTGACTTAAAATAACTAACTAACGCAACCCCCGCAGCAATTAAAGCAACCACACCGGCCACAATCGCCCCTATCGGGTTTGCCATTATAGCGGTATTCCATAACCATTGACCTGCTGTGACTAATTTTTGGACTATTGTGTATGATTTCGCAACGGCTGCCAATTGTTTAAACGAGTCAACGCTCTCTCCAATCGTTTGCAACCCTTGAGATAAGGCCATTGCGCTTTGAACTTTTAAAAGCGTTTGCTCTACCTCTTTGGATTGCGTTCCAAATAAGGCCATACTACCTTGAACAACTGCGAAACCTCCGGCAACTCCAGCCAACGAGGAACTCAACGCCTTAAATTTAGCATCCGGATTAAAGGCATCCGTTAAGGCTTTGGCATCTCCAATCCTATCTTTTAATTCGGCCGCTCTTTTTGCTGCCTCTGTCGCCTCTTTTGAAGTAACTCCAAACTTATCGGATAAGGCGGCGACGTCAGCCTGAGCCTCTCTTAATTGTGAGCGTAAACTTCCAACCTTTTCGTCGGCGTTACTTTGAATGTTTATATCAATTATTTTTTCAATCGCCATTTTAATAAGTCTTTAAATTGTTGTAAATAGTTTTTTTTAAGTTCAAATTTTCCTTTGGCGCTTGCTATTATTTCATTATATTCGTATTGCTCAGCGTGTTTAAGCATTTCTAAAATGTTATTTATCATAATTCGTTTAAGAGTTCCATGTCGCTCTCTCCGGTTGTTAAGTTAGTTGTTATTTTATTTATTCTAAATACTCGATCCACAATTTTAAACCTATCATTTAATTCAAAATTTAATAGAATACTCAAAGGCAAAATCGCTTTGATTTTCGTTAGTCTATTTTTAGGATTAAAAACTTGCATAATGTAATCCTGATAGTATTTTAAAAATAAAGTGTCCGTGAAATTATTTCCAAAAGTCCACTCGTTAAGCTCAGCCTTAAAATTAATATTTGACTTACTTACGTTTGGATCAAAACTCCGAGAGTTTGACGGCGCAATATAGGACGTGATATTTTCGTGACTTGACGTTGTCGGCCTCCATGAAAAATTTGAAACTCCGGTTACTAATATCGGATAAAATAAAAGAGGTTTCCCTAAGGCCGCCTCATAATTCCCAGTCGCGGAATTAAAGTTGTCGTTTGCTGAATATCCCCACTGAATATTCAAAGGAGTTGTTCCTCCATTTACGTCGAATAATCTCTCATATTTAAAATGAGAAAACGGAAGAGTCACTTTGTAAATACCTCCCTCAATTTCCGGTAACTCGTTATAAATCTCCTTAGCCCAATCGTAGTTAAATTGCTGAGCGTGTTTTAATGCGAGTAAAGTTTTTGTGTCTTCGTATCCGAACTCAATCTGTTTAAATGGTAAGGCAACGTTCACGGTATTGCTGTCAACTTTTATATATTCAGTTATGTCGTAAACGTCTCCGGTATTATAAAAATCGTTTAAAGTTTTGACAACTGTAATTCCATTTTCAACGTAAGCCGTCAAATTAAACATTTTAAAAATACCGCTTAAAAAATCGATAACTTTAATTTCCGGAATTTGCTGAGCAATATCAAAAATGAATGTCGCATTTGTGTTAAAAGTTGTCGCCTCGTAAGTTGTGTATCTCGTCTCAGTTCCTCCGGCTCCGTCGTCAACCAAAGAGCCTAAATTAATCCTAACCAAATCAATAGTAATAACGACCTGACTTTGAATAAAAAATTGATAAACACCCGGCTCGCTTAAATTTGGCATTGCTACACTTGACTGACTTCCGTTTAAAGTATTGCTTTGCCAATATAAAGCTCCATTTCTAAAAATAGAAAATCGATAGTCAGTTGTTGAGGAAGTTGTTATACTAAATTGAGCAACTGAGTCAAACTCAGAGCCAACGCTTAACTCAGTTGTACTTCCAAAAAAGTCCCACGTTGAAATTAAGCTCGGAGGCAAAGTCCCGGTTTCAATTCCTTGGACTGCGCCTTTACTTCTGTGCAACCACATAAATAAATTATAGTAGTCTAAATTTGAACTACTAAAAAAATCATTGCTAAAAGTCAACCCGTATTGAACGCCAATCGCTTGGATAATTGCATCCAATCGAATAGCATATTTTAAGTCATTCCACAATAGTCCGTGATTGTGTCCTCCGCCAGTATCATAATGTAAATTATGAGGCTCATTTCCGTGTCCGCTTGAGCTGTCATAAAAATATCGGTTTGTGTGCGAGATAAAAGGCGCGATAATATCCGTCGTCGCTGGGTTGGATTGGAATTTTGACTTAACCGTTGTATTATTATAAGTCAAATTATAGCTTGACAAAGGCAAAGCGTTCAATTTATCCTCTCCGATAACGTCTTTTAGGTTAACCGTATCGCCATAATACGTAATCTTATAGGCATAAGGCTGGTTATTTTTCATTTCAACGCCCTCAAGTTTAACCTTTCCGCTGTTAAATCGGTTGGCATCAATCTCAATATAGGCGTTTATCTTAACTCTCGCATCAAATCCTCCGTCAATATCATAATTATAATAGTGTTTAAAGAGTCTATTATTCTCATCGGTTGCCGGTAACGTGAATGTCTTTGTAAAATTCGTAAAAATTAGGCCAATATCTTTAACGTCTTGGATCACTTGAGTGATTGAGATAGTCTCATCGTTAAATAAATCCGTCCTTTGATAAATATTGCCAAGTGACTCAGTACCTCCTAACGAATATAACAAAGTACTTAAGCAACTATTGGCCTCATAAATACCTCGGTCGGTATTTACTCTATTACTGAATGAAGTTATAAGATCCGGAGTCCTATCGAATAATTGATTTGTCTCTAAAAATAAAGCTAAATTTAAAATCATATAACGTCGTTAATTAAATTGAAATTATATTCAAACTCCATAGTATAATTGATAACTCTATTTTTTAATTTAGTTTTTAATTCAGAGCTTTGCGTTTTTAGGCTTGCCGGTTTACGGTCTAATAAAATCGTCTCGCTTAAAAGTAAGTCCGTTATTAACTCGCTATAATTCTCGTCAACCCAGCCAGTATTTAAAGTCACGTTTTGAGTTCCTCTAAAATTAAATGATTTGCTCTGTCCTCTAAGTGGATTATAATTGACTTCGTTTGGCATCAATTTGTAATCGTCGCTTTTTGCTGTTATGCTATTAGTCTGAGCTTTGTAAAATGTTAAGGTCTGCCAACCTCCGTGACGATTAATAAAATCACAAAGTACCGGCGTATATTTTGGCTCGCATATTGGATAGGTAAAAATATTATCAAAGACAGTCGTCGTTCCTGGGACGTCATGATAATATGTAATTTTAATTTTGCACCCGTCCACAAAATTATTATCTAATTTAGCCAAAGAGATAGGCACTTTAAAAAGCAAAACGCCTGTAGTTGCTCCGTCAAAATATACCGGAGCCGTGTAACCTCCTCCAATTTTTTCGTACTCAATTGTCAACGTGTCATTAATATCGTCAAACTCAGCCAAAACGTTTAAATATTGGATTGTGTCAACCGGATAAGAGCTTTTTATTTGATAGTTATTTTTAATAAGTGGGTTAAATAACAATTTTACTCGAGTATCGTCTGCGGTTTGCAATCCGTCCATATAATTAGTGAAACCATTTACCCCAACGTAAACGGTTGAGTCCAATAATGTATAAACTCCAGCGTTATCCCAATAGCGTTTCACTCTAAAAAAAGCGTAATTAATAACGCTTTCATTATTGGCCGGATAATTTACATAGGTTGGCGCAATATTATCGATATATTCTTTGACAAAATTTGAGACGTTATAAGACGTCAATCTTTGGTTAACCGTTGGAATAGGTTTGCTTAAGGTATATGTCGGAGTCGTTGGCTCAGTTGTTCCTTTATTCCAAATGAATATCTCAATTTTAGATCCTAACTGTGTCGCCTCATTTATTTGAATTACAAAGGGACTCCTTACTTCAACTATTTTCATTATAAATTATCTTTTAAAGTGAAATTTAAAAACGACTCCAAATCCAAGCCGTATTTTTCAACTATATTATTATCAAAATCTTTATACTCATTATCAAAGGCATTTCTAAAAAATCTCGTCTCATAAGTTCCCGTTCTATTTATCGAGTTTGTTATTGACGTCACCATTAATTTACGATTTGCAAATTGACCTCCGGCGCCTCTCACTCCCTGAATGCCTTTTCTAATTACCCACTTATCAATCGCGCTCCTCGAGGCGTTCGCTTTATATGGAGAGTTCGGCGCTTTTGCACTTGACTCGCTCCCTTTCGTTCCAAAGTCCAACTCCTTCCAATAACTCTCAGCGTAAAAGTCAAACTCAATCGAATTTTTATTTTCTTTTGCTTTGTAATCTAAGGACTTTGATAATGCTCCGGATGCGTTGTGAGTTCCATAGCGCCCTCCGGTTTTTAAATTCTGTCTCGCTCTCTCGATTACGGACGCACCGAACTCGTTGAGGGCTTGCTGTACGTTTTTAGTCTCCAAAGTTACAAATAGTAAAATCGTTATTTGGAACGCTTATCTCAATATCACATTTCCAACCGTCAAGCGCATTTGTAAACGCTAAAAGGATAGGCTGTAAAGTCGGATCGTTTTGCAATTCAATATCGTCGTCACCTCTTTGCAATCTCATTTGAGTAATCATATAATTGAGGATTGCGTGACACGTGTTAAGGTTGTCGAGTTCGTTATCGTTCCCTAGAAATTTATCGTTTGCGTTTATCTTTGACATATTACGAATGTCAACAACAGCCACCTCGAAAGTAAAATTGACAACTCCGTTATTAATCGAAGAGCTGAGGATATTAATATGAGCAAGCGGAAAAATATTTTTTTTAACATTGTCAATTATGTCTGTCCCGTGAGTGATTGTATTTAAAAGAGGCGCGCTTTCCAACGTACTCTTAATATATTCTATTGCCTGGTAAAATGCTCTCATTTTTTAAAGTGATTTTTAATTTGTTTTGCCTCCTCTTTGCTTTCGTCGATTAAGTATGATAATAACGTGAGTGATTCGTGAAGAGGCTCTGCTCCAACTTCTCGAGGCTTGAGTCTAAGCTCTCGTGAAAGTCTAACAAAGGATTGATACCAACCCCAGCGCTCTCCAAAACCTCCTCGAGAGATTTCCCCTCCCTCATCGATTTGCTCTCCAAATGCGATAGGATATTGTTCAATAATTCCTTGCTTAAATTCCAAAAAAAAAGTATTGATCCGGTAACTACATCCATTGTCACGTCCTTAAATAATTCCGCTTTGCTCTCGTCTCCGTCGTATGGCTCAATCTGATAAAATGGACTTATCTTTTTTGTAATTGGACGATATAAAACCGACATCAATAAAGCCAAGTTCTCATCGCTACCGAGTAACGAGTCAATCGTTGCATGCTCTCCGATTGTCATCTTATCTAAGTTTGGGATAAACCCGTACTCAACGCCGTCCATTTTAAACGTTTTAACTCTCTCGGGTTTTTGATCCAATACCTTAGCTAAATTTTCAACTATCTCAGCAAAATCGTTAACAGGTATTTTCATAACATCGGCCACGCTGAGGTTACAAAATATCGCAACCATTTGAATGCACACAAAGGTCTCATCGTCCTGGTTGTCTTTTAATACTTTTAAATATCTCAGATATTGAGACAATTTAATCTCCTTTAAATCCGTTGGAATTACTACTCTCATATATATATAACTAAAAAATGTCGTTTTGTTTATAAAAATTATGTGATTATTACGCGTCTCGATTTGTTTATTGCGAGGCTCATCATTGCGAAGTAGCGAAGAGCGTCAATTGCGTGGTTAAATTCGTCTATTGGACGGTTTAATTTTTTACCGGTTTTGTCAACGTCCCAACTATAACTCCTCAACTCTTTTATTAAATTGGTGCTTGACTTAGTAACTAAGATTTCCTTTTGTTGAAGTACCGAGATACCGTAATTGATTGAGTCTGCTCCCTTGACAACGGGTTTAATATTGTAACCGGCGCGTCTTATCTCCTCGATTGACTTCGGCTCTGCTGAGTCTGCCCAAATTGGAGCGGTGCGCTCTTGTCTCATCAATCTAATTATATCGGAGTTCAAAAGTGAGGTTGAATAAATCAACTCGTCAACGATAATCTTACCATTGTAATCATAAACAGCAATATGAGCGGTCGGGTCGTTACTATAACCAAAGTCAAGTCCCGATCCTAAGAATTTTGCCTCAGTTGGTATTGTGTCGATTGTCTCCCAATTTTGAAATATCACTCCCTCAAGTGATCCGAGTTGGCCGAGTCCGTAAACATTCCACCAGTTCGCCCAATATGTTGAGGTACTCGCTTTGTCTTTTGCTTTCTCAATCTCTTTGACGATTGCCGGATCGAGCGCCTCGTTATCTTTGTACGTCAAAATAACAAAGTCGGAGTCCTCATCGTTTAATAGTTCCGTTTGTACCCAAAACTCATTCGTTGGGTTGTAGTCTAAATATATAAATTTTTTAGTACGGACGGCGAGTTGTTGGTAGCTTTCAAAGTCGATATTATTGCACTCGTTTACGAATAGAATATCTCTCCTCGCTCCTCTAAGTTTGTCGGGTTGGTCGACGCTGAAAAATTCAATATAGGAATTATTCGAGAATGTATATTTTAAGGATGAGCGATTGAAATTAGCATCTCGATAATTGTCAGTTAGGAGCATTATCTTTTGAAAGTCTTTTAAAGCTCCCCTTTTTAAATGAGGGATTGACTCACTAACAATACTAATCTCTGAAAATGGATTTTGTATTGCGTAAGTAATTAAAAGCGGTAAAATAGAAAACGTTTTGGAACTACTCGTCCCACCTTGCACAATCCGAACTCGTTTTCTTAGTTTGGCAATTTTACTCTGTGCCGTTGTTTTCTGGAACATCTAAGTCTAAGGAATTAAAAATCGGTTTCTCAATACTTATATGCTGATCGATAGTTTGTTTTGGCATTCCAAAGAAGTATTTAAACCACAATTCAATAGCCCACTTCTCTCCGGCTTGCATCGCTGCCTCGAGTTGCAATATCGCCTCCGGTAAAAAAGGTTTTAATCTCTCGTAAGTGTCTTGCATTTCGGACTTAGTCATCAATCTTTTATCGTCAGGCCTTACCGCTTTCGTTGAATTTCCTCCATTAAATTTCCTTTTATCCATTTTTCAATACAAAACAATTAATTGATTTGAGCCGTGCCGTTATATCTCCCCAAAATTACCTCGTTATTCGTTAAAAACATCGAAGTAAACATTTTAAACCCCTTGTAAGACTTCGTTTTTAATAACTTGAATAAGTTATCCGGCATCCAAATTTCGTTCGCTGTGAGGTCTGCTGGTGCGTTTTCAATTATAGCGTCGAGAAATTTATAAAATTCCTCTTGTTGTTGTTTTTTAGTTACTTTCAAAACTGTATAATTTAAATAAGTCTTTGATAATCGTTTCGTGAACTTTGGAGCAATTCGGACAATTTGAATTGTCAATCCCAAAATAGTATTTATAAAGTCCGTTTAAATAGTCAACGTCCTCAAAAATTAATTCAGTTCGTCTTCCGTCGATAATCCTTTGACCTTTTGCCTCTAAAAATATTTTAAAATGCTCCTTATCATTTGGAGTCATTTCCGACTTAACCTTTTTAAAGTTAAAAAGTCGGTTTAAAGAGAACTGTCTGTCCTTACAATTATCACAAGGCTCAATTCCAACCGCTGAGGTTAAATTGGCAACCACGTCGCCCAATCCTTGTATTTCTTTTTTAATCCTTTTTTTTGCCATTTAGTTTTAATTTAACCATCTTATTAACTCGATGGATCGTTTGAATATGTATTCCGGTTTGTCTTGAGAGTTCACGTTGACCGTGTAGCGTTGAAAGTTCAAAAAGAGTCCTTTCGTACCAGGTTAGGTCTTTTGAAAGTTCCTTGTAATCAATCCCCTCAGTGTAAATCTCCTCTTCGATTTCAAATTTACTAAAATCGTCGATTAAAATATCGTTATTTTTAAGAGAGTCATAAAATAATGATCTCAAAGTTACGAAAATATATCCGTCGGAGACAGGAATAGTCCTCTCCGATAATTTAATATACATATTTTGAACTAACTCGTCCGCTAAGTCCTTGCATTTACAAATTTGTAAAGCCATTTTTCGCCATTGAGCGTCCTTTTTAGCGAGTTCGTGGATTATCACAATCGCATAGGATTAAAAAACTCACTTAAAAAATGTAAAACGTGAGTTTCATTTTCAATATAATAGGCCGTACCTCTTACAATCAATACAATTTCCTCCGGAGTTTCAACCCAATAACCGTCAATACTATCGACGTTAACTCTAAAATCCACAAACGATCCATTGAGTCCGAGATTGTCGTCTTCCTGTTCCAACCACATTTGAGTCGATATTGTATAAGGTTTTATCATTTTACAAATATAGTAAATATATTATATATAACTCAAAAAAGTTATTTTGTAACAAATTTAGAATAATTTTGTTTGGTTTGTGTGGTTTTTAATACGTTCCATTGCCTTATCAAAATATTCCTTATCAAGTTCGCAAGCGGTTAAGTCAAAGCCGTAATCGTGACAAGCGATAGCTATTGAGCCACTACCGAGATGAGTGTCGAGTATTTTATCTCCAGGCTTTGCGTATTTAGTAAGGCAATATTCATATAATTTAATCGGTTTTTGTGTTGGATGTTGTTTTTTTCCGTCGTAGTCTTCCATTGCTGAATATCTTTTAAAAATTCTAACATTATTTTTTATTGAGCACCAAGCCATTTCTCCTTCAGAAAAACTCAAATTTGGGTTTAATTTATCCCAAATTATCCAGTTATTATTTAATGGTAAATTAAAATAATTTCCTCCCCAAATGATTTGATTTTTAGAAACTCTAAAAAGTTCTTTAAAATAACTATCATCAGGTATAGAATTATCCCAATCCTTACCTTGTTTAAATTTATGTTTTCCACTTCCCATTGTCATTTTCCCTGCATTTATTCCATAAGGAGGATCGACAATAGCCAAATCAAAATAATTATCTGGATAACGAGCCATTAACTCCATGTTATCCTCGTTCGTAATTGTAAGCATAAATTATTTAGTTTTAAATTCAACATTCCAATCACTCCAAACATAAACTTGACAGCCGTATTTTTTAAGCTCTGAGAGCCTCAATTCCTGTAAAGGTGATAATATACCATTTTCTTTTTTTACTTCAATAAACGTCGCTTGGCCGTCTTTTATAGCTAATAAGTCCGGAATGCCATTTGTTGAGGTCTTTATTAACTTGGTAACAAAATACCCTTGCGCCTGGAGTTTCTTTTTTATCTTAGTTTGTATTTGCTGCTCTGTCATTAATGTGTTAAAATAAATATAAAAGCAACGGCCAACGTGATTACTGAAATCCAGGCCATAATTTCAACGATTAACTCTTCTTTATTGTTCATTTTTTTTTCTGTATATGATTAATAATTCCTCTAAGGTTAAATTTTTTCCTTTGTAATCCCAAAGGTATATTGAATTAAAATCGCACTCCAATCGCAACCAAGTTACAAATTGAATGATCTCGATTAAATCGTCGTCTTTTGGGACGTGTCTTTTACCTTTCATTTTGAGCCTATTTTAATTAAAAAATACCACAACCAAACTATTTTCGGCCTTATAAACTCATAACATAAAATTGCTGCGATTAATTTCATAAATTTTCAATTTCTTGTTTAACATTTTCCCAATTTATATCCTGACCGTAGCATTCGTATTTACTACATCCATTTTTTTCTTTTAATATCTCATTAACTGCTATTAATGCGCTTTTTTTAGCCATTTCGTGAGTCATAAGTAAATAAGTAGGTTTCATTTCAATAACTTGCTCAACTATTAAATTATTATACATTTTGTATAATTCAAACGCTTTGTCTTTTGCTGTCATATCTTTTTTACAAAATTATCGTTATAGTCAAACTCCATTTCAAAAATCTCGGAGTTATCTAAATACTTAAATGTATAAATCCAGTGAGAGCAAAAGGCTTTTTTTTGATTGCTCCACTTCTCCGGCATTTCTAAATTCTTAGCCGTTCCAATCATTCGAAACTCACGGCCGGAAGTTCCAACCTGAGGCAATAAGTGAATACCGATTTTACTATTTTTTACAATTAGATAGTCCATAAATTTTTTGATAAATTATATATTCCTTTAAAATTTTTCGATAAATTTCTTTGCTATTTTCTAATTTTTTAATTGATAATTTACCACTATAAATATTAGAAGTTAAATTTTTTTTATCAAACCGATATTGAAAACTAAAAGAGATAATATAATTAAATCTTTTTAAGATAAAATTAATTGGAGTAAAAATCAAATTAATTTTATAATCAATATCATATATTTTTAAGCGCCCAATTTGCATAGTCAATAATCTTTTTAAAATCCTCTTTGTCTTGATCTTTTTTTCTCCAGTTGTATTTGTCAATATTAAATTTGCAAATAGCCAATATTTCCTCCTTAGTTAAATTTGCCTCAGCTCGCTCAAAAGTATCGATACCGATTTGATATTGCTTTGGTTTTTTGACGTATGGATTTGTAATTGTCTCAAAGTATTCGAGAGGATTATTATTTTCTTTTAAAGACCATTCCCTCCAATAATCATAACCTTCTTTTGTATCGATCCAACAAAATGATTTTATTAAATCATCCTCATTATTTAGATAATTATAATATATATTTGATTTTTGATATTCTAACGCTTTTTTTCTAACGTCTTCCGGTAGTTCACTAATTTTCATAATATAAAAAATAAACCCTCCTCGATTGCTACCGCCAAGCGCAAAAGAAAAGGGAATTATTAAATACTTTACTTTGGCGGTTGTACAAATATATAAAATTAATTTTTAAATACGCAAATTATTTTGATTAAAAATTTTTAAAGTATAATCTTTCTTTTTTAATACCGTTTTATAAATGTCAAGTTCAATTCCTCCTTTGCTAAATATCCAAAAGACCTCATTTGATTGTCGTTGCATTGTCGTTAATCTGTCGCGAGATTGCCAGTAACTCGTTGCACTAAAAGCAATATTATAATAGACTAAGTATTTTGCATTTTTTAAAGAGATACCCTCACGTCCGGAGACGATTTGCAAAGCGATATTTTTATCGGAATTATCAAACTCCTCAACGTCGTTTGTTAAATTATCTCCGTAAACTGATTTTAATGCGTTATATTCCTCTTTGAAGACGTAAAAAATAGCAATTTTTACTCCCTTAAATTTTTCGAGAGTAAATTCAGCCTTTGAGTAATCAATTACTTTGCTCGTTCCGTCCTCAAATTTGCAAGTCCCTGAGCTTAGTTGGTGAATTTTCTGCATCAATTTAACTCCGGTATCTCCGAGAATTACCTGGCCGTCGGTATTCTTAACAACTAAATTCTTTTTAAGTTTGTTAATTATCAAATTTGTGATCGGTTGCATCTCACATTCTAAAATCATTTCGTTGACTGAGGTAGTGAAACCGGCTTGCGCCTGTGTAAAAGTTATAATATAGTGCTGTGTAATTCTACGAATAAGCTGCTCATTTGCCTGGCTATAATCTTTTATAACGGCGTAGCCTAAGCGTTTCTCTTTTACGTCCACATAATCAATCGCCCACTTATAAAAGTTGGTATATTGTTTAAATGGCGAATGATCGGAAACCCAAAATTGATTAAACCATTGCGAGTGACTCTCCGGAGTTGGCGTTCCGGATAAAAATATCATAGGCAATTTTGAATAACGCTTTTTAAATAGCTGAGCGACTTTATTCGGCTTTGGATATGCTCCAAAGCGGTGGTGTTCGTCGTGGATAATCAAATCAAAATTTCCGTCGATTAAATGCAAACTCTCGTCGTTTATAATTGTCAAATCAAAGTCAAATCCAAAGTTATCGAAGTCCCACTGAATTGACGAGATTGCTTTTTTCTTAGTTAGGAATAGGACATTTTTTGCTCCGAATATTTTTGCTGTATTCAAAGCCGTCAAAGTTTTTCCTGTTCTCACCTCCATCGCCAAATAAACGATTTTTTTGTGATCTAAAACCTCAGCCGCTTGAGCTGAGATTTTAATTTGATAGTCTCTGAGTTTCATAATTAGTCAGTACAGCCTCCGCTATTACAAGTCGATCCTGCTCCGAATATAAAATCCGTTTGCAAACCAATTTTTTTAATATTAAAATAAGACGTTCCCTGTTTCCAACGTCGTCGGTTTGCCTCTTGCTCTGCAAACCATTGCATTTTCAAAGGCTCATCGTCCCAGTTTTTACGGAGCTGTTGTTTTGGTTTGTGAAAGCATCCAACGCAATTACTATCGTTTGGAAAATCTAATTTAGTCGATAAGCTCCAAAGGTATATTTGATAATGGTCGATTTTATCGTCAACAAGTGGATATTCTAGCTCTCTATATTTTTCAATTATCCATTTGTTACGTCCGTTTTTAGAATATCCATTGTGAAATTTAAAATCGGTATTATCATAATTTACTCTATTCTCTTCGTCGTATCTTATCCCCAATCGAGTTTTTACAATCTCCTTAATTTCATTACGGCAAAAATTTGCAATCGGTTTGATTTTCATTTCGGTAGTACAAAAACGAGTCCTTTGATTTGGCAAAAATCCCTTTGAAGTAATTTGCTCAAATGTCTCTCCAGTTAGCCAAGTGATTTCCGATCCTATAACTTGCTCCAAATCTAAAACAACTTTTAAAGTTTTATCGTTCTCAGCCGTTGCGATAAAATCCATTCCGATTTTATCCGATACTAACTGAATTAATTTTTTATCCTTTGGAGCGCATCTCAAATCCTCAATTCGAACTAAGGCAAAAATATTATAGTCAGCCGGATAATGTTTTGCTAAATACGAGGAGGTTTTGCCTCCGCTTATGCTGTTAATTGTTTTCATAATTAAAAAGCAATATCGTCGTGCTCGACAATTTTATTTTCATTTGTAATTATAATAAACCAACGCATCCCGTTAGTATTTCCGTCGTTATATTTTGCTCCTATAAAATTGCAATACTTTTGTACCCAAATATTAAACTTTTTATTTGTCAACCATTTTTTATAATCCTGGTACTCGGTTGTAAAATTATTAAAGTAAAAAGATTTTTCGAGTCTTTGATTGTGAGGTACGTTTTCAATATCCTTAATCCACTCTAAAAACTCCATTGAAGTCTCAGCTATAAATTTACGCATTTTTATATTCTTTGCGTTTTGAGGTACTAAGCCCAATTTCAAATAAGATTGTAAACAGTAAACCATATAATTATCAAAGCGCTTATAATCCTCGTCGTCCCAGTCGTCAAATAGTTGGCGATTAAATTCGTCGTAAGGTGTCAAAGCCTTTCCGTAAAATTGTGCAAACTCAATCTCAAATCTACGACGATCATGAGAATTTCCCTCTCCTTTGATTGCGTAATTTGTAGAGATAACCATTTTCGGACTCTCCTCAACTTTCAACTTAATAGCGTCTTTGTTTTTACGTTCCAAAGTCATCCCCTCAGTAACCAAACTAAATTTGCTCTCAAAGTCAAAATTCTTTTTAACGTCGTCAAATACTAAAACTTGAGTCTCTGGAGAGACGGTTTGATATGGAAACGATTTTTTATCGTCAAAAGACTTTCCGTCTAATATTGATATTTTTCTAATTTGTTTTAAACCTTGTACAAATAATCCTTTCCCAGTTCCTCCCTCCGGATTTTCGCTTATAACCTCATCGTTTAAGATTATAGCCTTATTATTCATTTTGTTTTTATAAGTACTTAAAAGATACCCAACGACGCACTCAATAGCTATTGGCTCATTATTGCTAATATTATTTATAAAAGTCTTATATTCATTTTCTAAATTCTCGCTTTGATTAAAATCTCTTTGTATAATTTGAGACTTCCAAACGTATCCGTCGACGTCGATATAATCAACCAATTTAATAGAGTCTTTTGTGACTTCTAAAATACCATTTTCAAACGCAATATAAGATTTTGTTTTGGTATCTTTTAGCATCATTAAATCGACGCTCTCAATCATTGATAAATAATTTTCTGAGAATATATTTTGATAACTTGCGCAATAATTCCAAACGTCAATCTCTCCTCGATCCATTAAATAATTAAGTACAAAATCTTTTATTTTTTCGGCTGAGGTTTCCACTACTTTATTGGAGCTTATATAAATCCACGTTGCCTTTTGTGCCTCAGATTGAAAATATTTTTTAAATCCGTTACGTTCTAAAAATAATCGGTACTTTAAATTATCAATTCTCAGCTTATTTTTTTCGCCATATTGCCAAAAGTCTTCGTGTTCGGATGCTTCCTTTATTTCGTTGAATGTATCCTCCGTGATACCGTATTTCTCGATTACTTCCTTTTTACCTTTTTTTAAATCTACTTTTATAGAGTCTATTTTATTATAATTCTCAAAGTATTTTATATCAAAATTACGTTTTTTATAAGCGGATTTTATTGTGGTTTTTGCCTCTGTCTCTGAGAAGTCTCCTATCACTACATTATTAAGAATGTAACCCTCTGCATTGGATTGAGAGATACCATATTCGCAAAACGCTCCGGCCAAATCAAAAATAAAAGCGTTACGCTCTCCCTCTCTAAAATCTTTTTGCCAATTCCACTCCATTATCTTAGCAATAATTTTATCCTGGTCGGTAACCGGTAAAAGTGGCACTCTCTCCGATACATTAAATCCCTCCTCTTTTAGTATTGGATCAAATATCTCAGCCTCTTTATTAAAATAAATATTCGGATCGTATGACTCATAACAAACTCGGTCGACATTGGAATTACTTATATCAAAATAATCGAAATTAAATTGCTTTTGAAACTCTTTAAATACTTTTGGATGCGTTTCCTTAGTTAGTTCATTTGATACTCTCAAAACGCCCTTAATTCCCATTCCTGAGGGAGATATAAAAAGTAAACAAAAATGTTTATTTTGTTTTAAAATCTCAAATTGTGAGAGCATCGTTTTAACGTCTGGATATTTATCAAAATCGACAACCATTAATCCGGAATGCTCTTGAAGTGAGTTTGAATTTCGCTCATTAAAAATCCCTCCAAAAATAATACAAGGCAAAGAGCTTTTTAATTGCAATTGGCCGTTTCGAATTAAATCGATAATCTCTTTTGAAGTTCCTTTTTTAATCCTATTGACTATTTTTTCAATTGGAACGTGAAAGGGGACGTCTGTTGACTTATACAAGTCTTTAAATACTGATACTATCATAATGTAAAAAAAATAGTCCCTAATACCAGCAGTGGTAGTTGCGTGGTATTAAGGACTTTGTAAAAAGTTATAAATGGCTACCACTCCAATTGTTTTTCAAAGATAATAATTAATTTTTAATAAACTAATTTTTTTTAATATTTTTTTTAATAGTACACATTCAACACATTTTTTTTCAATTTATACCCCCCCCTATTAAATTTTATATTTTGTTTTTAAGGGGAGTATAGGGAAACGGTTTAAATGTGTACTATTGTAAAAAAAAGGAGGACATAATGCCCTCCGATTTCAATTATTAACCAACAATAATCTAAAAGTCCAAATCGTCGTCCTCGATAACCTCATCGGTCTCACTCGGAGCGATTGCGTCGATAGGCTCAGCCTTTGCCAAATAGGTTTTTAAATAGGCCTCCAATACATTATAAGCCTCGTCAGCTAAGTCAGCCTCCGACTCGCTTAATGACTTATCAAACGCAAAGCCTGGCGTCGTATATTTAACAGCTCCCTTTTTGCCGTCGATTGCTTTGTCAACGACAACCCACTCGTCCGTCAAACGTGATCTAGTCTTTGCTGTGAAATCTCCATAACTTTGGCACGCTGCGCCCTTAAGTTGTAAATTAGCGATTGAGCCGTCCTCGAGCATGCAATAAACGCTCTTAACATAATGCCCTCCGGCCGCCTTAATTTTCTCCTTAATGTCTTTGTATAAACCCTTTGCGATCTCGTTTCCTTTGAATGGTTTGACAACCATTTCGTCACGTGAGATAAATTTTACCTCGTTGGAATTGATTTGACTTGAGCTTGCGTCGTTCCAACCTTTTACGGTGTGCAATTCGTCAAGGACTAAGAATTTAAAAGGCAAAGGAATTGCGACGTTTTCTTTGGTTTCTTTGTCGTAATAATTGAAACCTTTGTCGTTGGATTTCCACTCAATAAATTTAGTTGAGGGATTTGTCTGTGGTTGTGCAAACGCTTGTCTGCGGTTTGAAATTGTACTCATAATTTTTATTTATTTATGGTTTGAAATTAAGATGCCCAAACCTTGCATCGGTATTATGATATTGCTAAATTATATAATTCTTTTTAATTAACAAAATTTTTCGGTATAAATTATTAACTCTCTCGGAGTTTATTCCTCGTTTATAGTAAAAATTTAATACTCTTTTGATCCTGGTTAGTTCGCTTTGCTTACTCATTTACTTCCTCCAAATCTAAATAACGATAACTATTTGTAAATTTCCCCCAGTCAACCAAAACCGGCAGCGCTTGAGTTCGTTTTGGGTTTTGATATTCGTTGCCTATTTCGACAATAACTCCGATTTTATCAGTTGGATTGTGTTTATCGATTTCCATTGCGAAAATACTATTTTCTTTTAATTTAACTTTTTGTCCTAATTTCATAATATTAAAATTTTATTGATATTGAATTTTTGCGCGGTGTTGTTCCCACTTTGGGAACGTCGTTTCCGTATGCGTCAATTATTTGCTGTTTTTGAGCGAGCTTTAATAGCTCAACCCTTGCGTCGAGATCGGCTTTTAATTGGCAATAAATTTCGTCCTCAGCGTAATTGATTGTATCGCCTCCATTTGTCGGAACGAACTCAACCCCGTAATACTTCAATTTTTCAAATGGTAAGTATTTTCTCATCTCTGAGTCGGCCGAATTAATAACCTCTTTTAAACGGCAAATATTTGCCATAAATTGATGTTTATCTACCTCGCCACTTTCGATTACATTGTCAACCATTCGCTTTCCTGTAAGTATTGCGTCTTTTTTTGTAAAAGTTGGCTCGTACATTGTAACGAATTGCTCCGAATTTTCTAAGAATAATTTTGAACTTGCTCCCATTCAGTTAATTTTTTGATAAGCGTTGCACATTTTTTCATTATTTGAGTAGTGGATCGATTGGACGGTTTTACGCATCCATTTGTCGAATTTTTTAATTTGTTTTAGTTTCTCTTCCATTTTTCTAAGATTTTTTCAATTGTTAATTTAATTTCATTTTCTGACTCGATAGGGATTAACCTTTTTATTATTTTGGTTTGAGTTCCCTCTTTAAATTTGGACTTGCGTCCGGCGTTTTTTTTATTCATTATTCTATAAATAAGCTCATTAAATTGTTTAATGTCGTTTCCATATTTAAAAATACACAAATTGAGCTTGCCTCGTCAAGTGTTAATGCGAAAACGCTTTGATTTCCATTCAAACTATTGTTTATTTTTTCATACATTATTGGATAATCATTTTTTACAATTTCCAATTTTTCTAAATATTCCGGTTTTAGTCTGTCTAATAAATTCATAATGAATAATAATAAGTTAAAAGTCTATTTTCTATTTGTAACATTGTTTTGGCTCTTTGTAAATTGTAGATTAAATTTAAACCTAAATTTGTCAATTCAATATGAGAGTCAAATTTTAATTGAGCATTCTCAATCATTTTTAAGATTGCAATTTGCTTTCGGTGTTTATGGATTAATTTTTTAGTTTCCATATCTGAAAATTATTTGAATTAAAAAATAACTCGCTGCAATTAAAAAAAAGCTGTAATAAAATTTTTTTGTTTTCATAGTTTTGTTTTTTAAAGTTGAATGCCTCTTAACATTGTTATTTTTGCTAATTGATTGTCATCTGAACAATTATATAATTTTTTTAAATCAAATAATTGTTTTGAGTTTAATTGTCTTTTTATAGCTTTTAAATTTTTATTATAAATTGTAGCTTGTTTTTGATATTCTAATTTTAAAGTTGTCATAATTTGTTTTTTTATGTTGTTGTTATCTGAGTACAAATATACAATCAATTTTTAATTAAAAGGCCTTTAATTAAATTTTAACAAAACTTTAACATTTATAGACATAAAAAAACCACTTAAAAAAGTGGCTTTGATTTGCTTAAGTCTGTGACGTCAACAGTTAAGCGAATAAATTTAATCTCTTATTAAGGTAGTATAATATTAAAGCCAATAATATAAGCCATAACCACCAAAGTTGACTGACAATCGAGATTTCTCTTTGTACTTCCTTAGCGCTTATTTTAGATTGCGTGGTTTGCTTAATATTTTCTTTGCGACTACTTTGTACAATCTCGTTTTTTAGTGTCTTATTTGAGCTGTTTTCACGTCTGTGACGTATTTTAGCATTAATATACGAGGTTTTTTTGCCGGCATTGTCAATTATGACTATCGCTTTTGTCGTATCTACTGGCTCAATATAAAAATCATTAACGACTTTGTCGATATTATAGGCCGTATTTGTGACAATTTTAGTAGTGTCGGAGATGCTTACCTCCGTTTTTGTCTTGTTTTCGGTATCGCTTTTGTTTACTTTACGAGTTCCGCACCCAACTAAAAGCAATAATACTAATAAATATTTGATTTTATTTTCCATTATAAGTACATTATCGGATTTTATTTTCCACTATTCTAAGATTATTCACCTCATAATCGCCATTTTTTTCCACTAAAATATGAGCAAAGCCGTTATTCCAACTATTAAACGGCATATATTCCGGCTGTAAACCACATAAACAACCAACGCTCCAGGTCGTTGTTACGTTTCCACTTAAGGAAACCTCAGTATGTTCGGATGTCCTATGGTGATGACCAATAATTGAGCTTTCCTTTGCTTTCATATATAGTCCTCTCGCCGGATTAACCGGAGGAGCGAAACCGCTAAAAAATTCGTGTCCGTGAAGTAGTGGCAATTTACCGGCTTTCGCTATTTGTTTACTTTTTACCTCTTGGACTCCAGCCTCTCCAAATCTTAAAATCGTTGAGAGTTCAAAATCCGGTATTCCTAAAAGCTCAGGGGCTTGCAACTTTAAAAAGTTTTGCCAACGATCCTCGTGGTTTCCTATTTTGTAATAAATCGGAGCTTGAAAATGGTCTTGTAAATTCTTTAAAAAGTTTCGAGTCATTTCCAACTCGTCGGCCATATTACGAAGACGCCTATCTTTAATAAAACGGCTCAACATATACATGTCGATAGTATCTCCGTTTAAATAAACGCAATCGATTTTCTCTGACTTACCATAATCGAGCGCTAATTTAAGAGCGTCGTTATTTTGATAGGGAAAATGGATATCCGATAAAAATAAAATGTTTTTGTTAGGGACTATAACTTCGCTTTGCTTTTCGTAGTCCGATTCTGGTAACTCAAAATTTTTTTCCATAAATTGTTTTCTTTCTTTTTCTGTTCTTACTGAGGTCGTTTGTTTAACGCTATTGTTTAATTCGCCTCTGTGGGATCTTACCATCCCTCGGGCGCTTTCTACACTATTAAAGTCGATCGGATAATCTGCAACCAATAGACGACTGATTGCGTTCGTGGATGCGTGTGGAAATTTAAGTAAATATTCTCTAACAATTTCACCCTTATAAGTTACATTCATATATTTGGATAAGTAATTCCGTTTTCAAATATAGTAATTTTATTTTCAATTAAACTTTTTAATTTTTTCCAATCATATCCAAAGTCTTTTTGAAAATGTGGAGCGTCTTTAAATTTTTTCCAATCACCGCCCCACTCATAACCGGCAGCCTTAAAAAAATTAACTACAAATTGCCAATTTTTGTCATTTTCCCAACTTGCACTCTCAAAAGTTCCGTCTCCATTTTTATCATATAACAAAACAATGTCAAAGGCGAGTCCGTAATTATGGATTGATTGCCAACTATCGGCATTCGTTACCTTTGGCCTTTGTAAAAATAATTTTCTTTGCTCCTCCGGACTTCTAAAAACATAAGAGAAACGCAATCGAACATTTTTAGGCAGTTTTTTATTGCATTCTAAATACAAATGTAATAATTCTTTTTTGATTTTTGGATGCGCTTTGCTTATTCTTTCAATTGTTAATTTGTCCTCCATTGTCATTTTTATTTTTTTCCATTAAATACCAACGGCGTAAAGTGTAACCGGAGGCCAATATAAAAGCGAATATTTTCATCGCGACGTCAACCTCAGCAAATGAGATAATAAAATATGTTCCGGTTAATAGTGACAATTTTAAGTCAAGGAAGTACTGTCTCATTTTCTTAACCTTTCAACTATGTTCGTAATCCCCTCGATACCGATATAAGCCGTCGCAATAACAACCCAATCCGAAGAGGTTAACGTGTGATTAAATAATCCAATACAAGCGATCACGAAAACCGATAATTTTCGAGAGATTAACTTATTTAAAATAACATCAAATTGCTGTCGGCTCATAATCTACTAATTTAATTGGCTCACATCCGGCAAAATTGTGCATCGGGGTTGTAGGGAAAATTTCGCTTTCAAATTTGTACTCAATATCCGACATAACGTCAAAGGCATATCCGTCGTAAAATTCCGGAGCGGTTATTTCGTTTAACTCTAAGTCATAAACGCCAGGCGTTTTAATTACTTTGCCAATCTCGACAATAGC